ATTGAATTTAAATCAAAATTTATTCGATCCTTCAATAAGCTAATCAATTTAGTATTTTTATTTGTTTCTATAAATTGAATAACATCAGTTGAGTTGTAAAAAACAAACGCATCTGAAATTCGATTCATTTCTTCTTTGACTTCTGAAAATTTTAAAAATTTAATATTGTACTTTTCTTTGAAAATTTCGTTCTCTTCAAGATCTTCCATCATCTCTTTCATCTTATCTTTCTGAATTGTCAGATAAAACACAGATCCTTTGGTCTTTCTTTGAAATTCTACAAATTTAAAAGATGGTTTGTTACGAAACATCTCCAACTTGTTTATAATGCTTTGAAGGTCTAAACTTTTCACATACTCCGATTTATTTCTAAAGAATTTCTTGTATATTATTTCAAGGTCATCAGTACTGAATTCATTAATAGAGTACTTTTTCTTAACTTCAGAAACCATTTTTTTCATTTGAGGAGTAAAAAATTTGGTTAATTTAAGTTTACACACTTTAAATTCTTCTCTTTTTAAATATTGACTTTTAAAAAAATCATCAGCAAGAGATCCTAATAAATTATATAATGAAAAAGGAATTAACAATCTGCCATTGAAATTTATAGAACTAAAAGTCTCAGTACTAAATTTGTATTGTCTACTTAAGAAACAATAGGCTACAGATTCCATAAATTGAGAACTAATTAAATCATTTGAAGCATTATAATACTCTGTGATCTTACTTAGAAGCAATTTGTAATTGTTTGAAAAAGTTTCAGCCCCTAAAGTTGACAAGAAATTTGATATACTTTTAATTGGGTTTTGAAATGTCTTAGATTTTATATTTTGCATTCCTACCATTTCTGACACATGATAAGAAAAAGAATCCTTGGTTTGTGAAGTTTGAAGAGAAAATAGTATTGGAATCAATTTGCAAAATTTGACATATGTAACCACATCTTCTTTCTTTATTGATACATATTCATTTTTGTCATCTGAATGAACAAGTTGCATAATTTTAGGTTTATATTGCAGTTTTTTCTTAAACAAGTATTCAAGTAGTTCCTTTCTGTAAATCTGTTCTAAAGCATGAACAAAAGAAGACATATTATGAAATATTCCTTGACCCCATTGATGTTCCATCTGAATATAGTATTTACCTTTCTCAGAATCCCATTTTAAATCACAATCTAACTTATCAACAACTGTCTTAGTTAAAGGTAAATCTATATAGATTTTTGTATGTTCCATTCTTATCACTCCTGATAATAAGATATCAGAAATTTGATTAGGTATTAGTTTGAG